AATCTATATAATCGTGCGCTGCAGGAATAAGCCACTCATTTATTTTTAAACAAGCTTCGATATTGACGGGTTGAACACAGTTCATCACGACTGTTGTCCAAAACGCACTGATATAGCCCCAGTTCATCGATCCACGAATATGGCCCAGCCACTTGCTTCGCCTTCGATCAGGAATCGTTGGTAGAAAGCAGGTCGTGACATCTTGATCAATTCACCTGACCTCTTGGGGTTATGACCACCAGTCTCCATATATGGCTTGCCCATCGGATCCATGGCGATGAAATCGTCTTTGTTGTACCCCACAATTACGCTCCAATGACCACATCCGTCACTGTCACAAACGGCGGGCTTGCCTTCATTGAAGTTACCGCGATGAAGCCAACCAACCATTAGTGGCCTTCCAGCATCGATCTCAATCTCAATGTCTTCCACTCTTATATCCTTGCGAAACTCAGCATCCAGACCAAGCGCCCTCAACGCAGACACTTGAGAATGAACTTCGGTCGTATCGCCAAACCTTCGGCGCATCTGTCGATAATCGTCCAAACCATTTACAGCATGGTGGAACGCAGCAACCATCGCAGCCGCTGCATCAAAACACTCTCGGTAGCCGTAGCCAGTGAGGCTCTCTAACTGGTTGTAATACGGAACTCCATAAACCTGTTCGCTGCGGCCAGTGGTCTTCCAGGTCTGGAACCATTCCGCGTCTTCGTTCAACAAATCTTGATCAAGCAGCGAGTCCTCCAACTGCTTGATTGCTGCCATTTGGTGTGGTGTTTCGCGAAACCACTTGAAGAACGGCAGCAGACTCAACGACACAACGCTCGACAGCAGAACTATTGGGATAATGCCGTAGAACATGGTGAGTGCCTAGCAGCAAAACCGATCATAAACATCGCGCCACTACCAAACACGACGATCGAGACGCTAATGACGACAGCCAATACGGATGGCATAAAACTACTTCTCTACCCTTTGCGCTGGAAATAGCAGGTTCTTCAAATACGTGCAAGCCACATCGTCCAGTTCGTTATCAGTCTGCTCGCTGATCTTGACCAAGCAGTCAAGCAACAACTGTTTTACCGCTTTTGATTTGATGAATCCGAACAGAATTGGCTTTAGCAGTAAAACCATGAGATCACTGTGTGTGCAAAAAGTCTAATTCCTGTCTTGTATGCCTTCAAGCCTGGCCACGCTTCTTTCAACGTCACTAAGTCTGCCGAACAACTCAGCATGGAGCGCGGTTTGTTCTCGGCGTAAAAGATCGAGCTGGGAGCTTAAATTATCTACAGCACTTGTGAGGCGCACCAACGAGTCACGACCTTGCAAGCTTTCGCGGTTTGCGCTTTTAACCGCAAGGGCACCTGCCCCCACACTTGCCCCTGCTATAGCCGCCCAAACCTCTACCACACTTTTCGACCTAATTACCGCACATCATGGCAGAAGAACAGGTTAAGCAAGAACAGGGGCAAGAATCAGAATCAACGCCGTTGGCGGATTTTGTAAAACTTGCTGTCCTTACGTGGTCAATTGCAATGCTGACCCTTAACTACCTAGGCCACGTCAAGGCCATGGACCCGACTTTCCCAGCAAGTCTGTTGACTGGGACTCTTTCGTCGGTGGGGGTCAACATCAAACGCGCCAATGGCAAGAAAAAAGAAGACCCTACAATCAAGCCAGAAACCACTACGTCTAAGCCAAAATGAGGCGTTTTCTCTTTGTATCCTGCCTAACGTTTTTTGCGGTAAGTCCTGCTTCGGCGGACATAACGCACGCTATTAAGTCTTCAATTTCGCTAACTGTTGATGGAGCAGGATCAATCTCAACGCGCCAACCCAGCTCACTTGCAGTATCTGGCTCTAACGTCACTCTGGGTACTGCTCCTGCTTTGGGGACACTTACTTCCGGCACCGCTCTTGGTTACACTCCTGGTGTTTACAGTATTACTACTGCTGGTGACAGCTTTTCGTATACAGAATCGTACATAGAAGGCGATGACGTTCCAACTGTCCTCTCAACAACTGTTACTGCTGGTGTAGTCCCAGCGATGCCTATCTTTGGCAGCAACACTACAACTTCGGGCGGTGTAGCTGGCACTTTGGCTGGAACGCTTGCTACAGATGGTGCAATGACGATCGTAGCCGGTGGAGCTGGCACGACAGCAATTGGTCAAGTCATTCAAGAGCTAACTATTAGATGAAAATATTGCTGTTGTTGCTTTTAGCCGCCCCAGCGGCAGCCGTGCCAATTGTTCCTAACTTTCAACAAGGCACATTATCCAGTTCGACAAAAACAACGTCGAAAGTAATTGAAGTTATTAACTCATACGAATATCGGACGGGTTATGAATATACAGCTAGCGGCACAAATATAGAGCCTTCTGCAGGTCTCGCTCCACAAAGCTTGACGACAACAACTAACACGTTGAATGGTGTTTCAAGCAAATGGACTGGACTTGATCCTGCGTCAAGACCAACCTGGAACATCGTCAACAAAGGTGCTGCTTTTTCGTTTGTTGAAACGCTTCAAGGGCCAGGGCTTACAAATCACACGCTGATTAATCGAGAAACTGACATCGAATCGCTTACGGAGACCACCAGCACCTTTACCCAATGAAGCGTGTCTTAGCAGCTTTGCTGTTGCTTTCTGGTCCGGTCAATGCTCAGGTTTCAAGCACTGCCGCTCCAGTCGCAAACAGCAGTGGATCAGTCACAAATCAGGCTGTTCAGGTCGTACCAAGCAAGACGTTTGCCTCCGTTATCAATGGCGTTCAGTGTCAGGGCGCAACGCTCCACATCAACCCTTTCCTTAGTTCAACCACTGGCTGGTCTAATCCGTATGAACGCTATTACAACGAACCGGTTTACGACACTCTTGATTTAGTTGGTGCGACTGACCCAGAAGGTAATCCCGTCCCAGATGGCAGACCTGATAACCCAGGCAATATTTTGTTCCATAAACCAGTCAGAACAGGCCAGAAAACCAACTTCTCCGTTAATGGTGGCATCACTGCACAGATCTCAATCCCGTTAGACCGCAGTCATATCCGCACCTGTCGCAAAGCAGCAATAAAGCAAGTTGAGCTTATGGAAGCCAGCCTCGCTGATAAGCGCCTTAATTACGAAATAGCTAGGTTGCGTAACTGCGCTGACCTGATGAAAGAAGGCGTAATGTTTCACCCCAACTCGCCGTATAGCAAGATCTGTGCTGATGTCGTCTTAATCAATCCGCCTGGCGTGTTGCCGCCTCACATCCATTCAATACCTACTTCTTCAAAGAACGCTGAAACTTCCGACGCTGCCAGTCAGACTCAACAACAACCTTCTTCCCCAGCTTCTCCTTAATCTTCTTGATCGTCTTTTTTACAATAGGTTTGACAGCCTTCAGCAGAATATCTCCTAATGGCTTGGAAATGATGGCCGTTGTTGTTGCCACTGCCGCAATCGTTGCGGTCGTAATTACGACAGGGCCACCAGGTAAATAATTCCCGACAATTGTTGGCAGATTCAACGTGTCGAATTGTGTTTCGCATTTTCCATTAATCAATTTATAACCAGTGATAATCGCTGTCTGTTGCTTGTTTTTGGCTCCTATAGGTATTGCGTCTGGTGGCGGGCATGGCAGTTCTATGCCTACATTTGGGATGTCAGGCGTTGGAGGAACGTTTGGCGAAGGGGACTGCGCCGGTTGTTTCGAGGCAGCCGGTTTTTTCTCGGGTGTTGCTGTTGGCGGCTTAGCTTTCGTATAGGTCAGCGTGCCAGGCGTAAAATCCAGTGCAGCAGGAAACGATGGCATCGTTCCATCGCAAACCGTAAAATTGCCCTTTGGGTCATTGATATAAGCGTCTGGGTTGCCGGGCTGTGTATTTCTTGTCTCGACGCAGCCAGGTATGTTCGCAACCGGAAAGCCCAGCATCAACGTAATTGGTGGCTCAGACGGAATGCTTTGCGGCGGAATATTTCTCCAAGTTGGTATTTCTGGGACGCCAATACGCCCCACACCAATCTCAGGTATTTCAGGCACCTAATCAAAAAGGCAGCTTAGGCGTTTCGATAGCTGGCCCTGTTGATGTAGGTAGCTCAGGCAGTTCAGGCATCACGTCATCGATCTTGCCTGGCACCATGTCAGTGACAACCTTGGTCAGTTCAGTCTGCAACTCACTCATGTAGTGCTTTGTGATTGATGGGATGCGGCTGTAAAGCATTACCGATCCAGCGACCATGCCTGCTGACAAGACAAAGCCTGTAACAGACAGAACGTTAAAAACCTTTTGCATGATCAGATGTGCAAAGAAAAGCCCCTTTCCTGGTGTGAGGACAGGAAAGAGGCGGCGTGTCTCCCTATTTGAGACTAGCTCAGAAGCTGTACTTAGCTCCGACTTTCAGGCCATAGTTTGCATCAACGTCTTCGTACTTAGCGAAAGAAACTTCGCCGTACATGCCAACGCTGTCTGAGACAGCACCTGACAATCCGGCTTTACCGGAAAATCCAGTCTCAGCATCAACTCCATCACCCATGAGTACGGATGGCCCAATCTGTGCAAAAAACGCACCAGATTCATATCCCACGCCGAGATCTAAAACTCCAGCAGTGAAATTAGAGCCAGACCAGCCAGCGTTGTACTCAGGATTTAGGTAGAAGCCCTCTGCATTGACTTGGGCAGGAGATGCCAGCACAGCAGCGCCAACGACGGCAGAACTCACAATTAATGCTTTGATCATTTTTTGGAAGAGAAAACGTTTCCGTAGGTAGATTAACTGCCCCAGTCAATGGACGGTTAAGGATCTGCTCCTTAGTTCTCATCCGTTCCAGGGAACGTAGAGAAGTGCTTCTTATGCAATCCGGTGTAAAGACCACGTTGTGGATGGTCAGGATTGTCGCGACCTTCCAGCATGAAGAGCATGGTCATCCACTCATTGCGATTATTCATCGCAGTTAAATCTTCAGCCCCTGGCTTGCAGGGGATCATTGGATCAGGTCGTTGCATCAGCTAGAAGCCATCAGGCCATGAGCACTAGCGAATGCTAATAGCGCCTCAACCTTTGCCTCAAGCGTTACGCAATACTGCAACAGCTCGGCATTTGTTGGAGCCGCAGCGTTTGCAATTGTGTTCGTATCGCTAGCAGTTGGCAATGATCCACTTGAAGCAGACGTGGTGATGTCTGCAACGTGCGTTGATTGCACAGCAGCCGTGGCACCAAAGAAACCAATAGTGGCTCCACTAACTTCAAGCTGCGTCGATAGCGTGCCAGCTTTTTCAACTTTAAACTTCAGTGCGCCGTCTTCTGATTCATCAGTGGCGTCGCTAATGCTGCCTTCAATCGCGCAATAATTCAGCTCTTCCGGCGTTCCATTGTCATTTTTGCCCCGGAAAAACACGGTGCTTAGAACGTCAGCGTCTTGACCGGCACTTGATGCGCCACGACGATGAAACAGAACGATGTCACCGCCAGAACCTGCATCGTCAGCAGTGCATTCCGATTGGATCTGCGTGCCGGTTGAGCTGGTTGTCAGGTGCAGCGGCTTGCTAGGCGTAGTTTCGCCAATGCCAATAAATGAGCCATAGATACGCAAACGGCTGGCATTGCTGCCACCCGCTGAAGTCATCAAATCCAGTACGCCATCCTCAGCACCGTTCGTGACGGTTTGGATCGATGCACTGACTTGTGCATAAGCGTGCGTATTGCCACCAGAGTCTTCACCACGAAACTCCAGATTGCCGAGGTTGTCGCTAGCCGCAGGTGATGCGCTGTTTCGATACAGCACCAGATCCGGCGCAGTATCCAAGCCCGCATCGCTGTTTTCAATGATGACTTGGTCTGTGGTGTCGCTACCAAAAATGTGGAGCTGTGCCGCAGCCGTGCCAGAGCCAACCTGAAAACCAGAAGTTGTGAACTTGGCGTTGAACGTTGAGTTGTTGGTGATCGCAATCTCATTTGCCGCCGTCCGAAAAATGCCAGACGTAGCGTTATCGCTGGCAAAGCCGATTGACGGAGCACCAACCGTGCCATCAGGCAAAGCGCGGAACATTGTTCCGTAGGTGATCTTTTTGTTTTTGTCGGCGTTGTCAGCCTCTGAGATATCTACGACTGGGAAAAGATCCCCAGACGCAGGTGCAGTTAGCTCGGTTAGAGCTGAGATTTTGCGATCAGCCAAGGTAATTACCAGCCAGAAGGTTTGCCAGATGCTTGGGTCGGTGTGACCTGTTCTGTGATTCGTGCCGCAAGCGACGTTTCAATCTCAGTTACTTTCTCAGCACCACCAAGCTTGGCTTGAACAGCAGCCACAATGTCAGCTTCAGTCAGATCATCAAAACTGACCAAGGTGTC